CCTGCAAAATCTGCGACAAGGTAGATACGGCGTCTTCGTTGGGGGACTCCCCAATATTGAGCATCGAGAGTTCGGTAAGCAACGCTGAATCCGTCTCCCACGTATGCGTCTGCGTAAGGCCATCTGCCTTTTTCAGGCATAGGCACCTCGGTGTCCGGCTCTGCGATACCGATGACCGCTTCGAGGACGGCTTTGAAGTCTTCACCGCCGTTTGAGGAGAAGGCGCCGGGGACATTCTCCCACACGATGTATCTTGGGTATTTACCATTTGTGGCACTCCTCATTTCTTTAATAATGCGGATGGCTTGGTAGAACAGCACGGATTGCCGTCCTTCAAGACCGGCTCGTTTTCCGGCTACCGACATATCGGTGCAAGGAGAGCCGAAGGTGATAATATCCACGGGTTCAATCTTCCCGCCATCCATAGTGGAGATATCACCGTAGTGTTTCATAAAGGGCAGCCGCTTGGTGGTTACCCTAATAGGAAACGGCTCGATTTCCGATGCCCACACAGGGGTGATACCGGAAAGCAAGCCGCCTAAAGGAAAACCGCCCGAGCCATCAAACAAGCTACCGAGCGTTAGTTTATTCATTTGTACCTCCAACTTCGTCAAAGCTGTAAGTTAAGCCATCACGCTGAACCTTTACATCCTTGGAAGAGCCGACCTGCTCAATGTAACGCTTTACGATTACATCGCAGAACTTCTCATCCAACTCAATGGTGTGGCAAATTCGTTCTGTCTGTTCACAAGCAATCAAGGTACTGCCGGATCCACCAAAGGGGTCAAGCACAACCGTGTTGCTCATAGAAGAGTTCATAATGGGATATGCCAACAGAGGAATCGGCTTCATCGTAGGATGGTCGCCGTTCTTCTTGGGTTTATCGAACTCCCAAATGGTGGATTCCTTACGACCCGTGTACCACTGGTGTTTACCTTTCTTCTTCCAACCGAAGAGAACAGGTTCGTGCTGCCACTGATATGGAGAACGGCCAAGGACCAGGGATTGCTTTTTCCAAATGCAAGTGCCGGATAAATAAAAACCCGCATCGGCAAAAGCCTTGCGGAAGTTAAGTCCCTCGGTATCTGCGTGGAATACGTAGATAGAGGCATCGGTAGCCATTGCACTTTCGGTGTTCTGAAATGCCGCCAGGAGCAAATCGTAAAATGCGGTGTTCTCCATATTATCGTTTTTGATTTTACCGGCAGAACCTTCGTAGTTAACGTTATAGGGCGGGTCGGTAATAACAAGGTTTGCTTTGACTCCGTTCATCAGAAGGTCAAAGGTTTCTTCCTTGGTGCTGTCTCCACACACGAGACGGTGTCTGCCGAGCATCCAAAGATCGCCCGCCTTGGAGAAGGTAGGCTTTTGCAGTTCTGCCTCAACGTCAAAGTCATCTTCTTTGACACCTTCCTGGAGTGTTGCCTTGAAGAGGTCATCGATTTCACGAGGGTCAAAACCCGTAAGGGTTACGTCAAAGTCTTCGCCCTGCAAGTCGGAAATAAGCAGTGCCAATTTATCCTTATCCCAATCACCGCTGATTTTATTAAGGGCAATGTTGAGTGCCTTTTCTTCAGCCTCATCCATCTCGACCACAACGCACTTGGTTTCAGTGTGTCCCATATCAATGAGCACCTTCAAACGCTGGTGACCACCAACGACACGACCGGTGGTCTTGTTCCAAATAACCGGCTGGACGATGCCGAACTGCTCAATGGAGCGTTTCAGTTTTTCGTATTCCTCGTCACCAGGTTTCAAGTCCTTACGGGGGTTATAGTCTGCAGGAATAAGGTCGGTCAGTTTCTTATTTTCAATAAGCATTAAACCAACCCCCATTCCGCAAACTTTTCAAAGCCGCCTACGGAGGTGATAAACTTTCGAGCCGTTTCGACAATCTTCTCATAAGGAATGCCACCAACGGTCTCATCACCGATAGCACAGCAGAGTTCGACAGTCTTGCCGGTTTTCTGTGCTTCAAGCCAGGCGTAAATGTTTACGCTGACATCTGCTTTAGAGAGGTCTTTGCCGTGAAGGCCACCACCAGTAACGGAGTCAGCCATATCACTGCCGAGCTTTCTGTTTGTAGCACCGGTATCAACATCTGTGCCACCAGTCCAATCACCAAGAGGATTAATCTGCGCCTTGGGATAGAGCTGTTTGAGTTCGTTTGTATCAACGTTGCTCTGACAGATGACAAGGTTGTCTTCAGCCAAGATGTACTTTCCATCGTAAGGATGCACAGCATAGATATCTCTTGCGATGCAGGAGAGGGTCATCTGTTCCTTTGTCATAGGCACACCCTTGAAGATGCCGTTATCACCGCAGCGAATGCTGTCAGCCTGGTTACGGGCAAGGTGTGTATCCTGGGGAACGACAACGATGTTACACATAAGATTGCCACCGATGCGGTGGATAGCTTTTGCAACATCCACTTTATCGATGGCAGCAGTTGTTTCAATGATTGCGTGGCAGGTGCCGTGGCCGATAAGAACCTCGACAGCTACCTTCGGGTTTTCTTCGACAGCGTAAGCCAGGTCAACAATGGCACCGGCAATTCTGTCAGCCACCTTATCCGGGTGAGCGGGATTTACTTTTTCAAACATATCAGTTTCCTTTCCGAGCGGAGAGCAACCGCTCCATGAGATCGTCCTGCGGAGAGTTGCCGCCATACTCCACAGCACAGTTTTCTTTTACGATTTGGTAGATTTGATACCAAACCTGGTTGACCTGTTTCATATAGGTCTGGCTCATCGCAACATAGGGCGATGCGATGGCGTTTCCTGTGGTCGGATGTTTTGCAAGGAAACCATACTCGGAGATGCATTCCTCACACTGAATCCAACGGCTGACACTCATTGCGTACTGCTCGATAAGCTGGTTGTTTACTAACCGTTCGCAGCCACGAGCTTTAAGCCACGCATAGGTGTCACGGTAGACCTCTTCAGCACAAAGGTCTTTACCACTTTTCTGTTTTGCCTTCAAATACTCCTTAATCGGTGGAACTTCTACACCTTCTATCTCTGTAGGTGTAGGTAAAACCATCGCACAATCAAGTCTTCCATCGGCAATTTTGTCTGCAAGTGCCTTTGGTTTTCGACCTGATCCAACCCTGGAACCGCCTCGTGCAGTTCCGTCTTTAGCCATAAAATCACCTCCTGGGGTTAATACCCCGTTTGATTTCCGTTTTTTTAACACGATACCCCACGCCCGTTGCACGAGATAAAAGCTGTAGAGATTTTGATACCCCCACCGGGTTAGTGGTCGTGCCAACGGTCGCCGCGGTCTGCGTGAATTTTTGCGTGACAAGATTTGCAGAGAGCAATCAAATTGTCTCGGCTGTGTGTTCCACCTTCAGATAATGTTTTTTTATGATGAACCTCTGCGGTAGGAACGAGTAGTCCGTTTGCCTCGCACTGTTCACACAGCGGGTGCTGTTCCACATAGCTGTCACGGATGCGTTTCCACGCACGACCATAACGCTTGCGTACTGCAGGGTCGCGGTCATACATCTCGTACCGCTTGGCTTCCGCCTTGGCGTGTTCTTCACAGAACCTACCATCGGTCAGCTTGGGACAGCCGGGGTGGGAACACGGTCGCTTGGGTTTCTTCGGCATTCTTTCACCTCCTACGGAACAGTTCACCCAACTTGTATTTGAGGATGTACCATAGCTGTTCAAGGTAGCCAACCTTGCGGTAACCCATACAATTCCTCCTTTCACTGGGCATAAGAAAAGCCCTCGCAGGGAGTCCCCACGAAGGCTTTCTGTATTCTCTTTGTCCATTATAATTATATCATAAGAGCCGTATCAACTTCTATCAACTTAACTCTCCACTTTGCAAAAAAGCTTCAATTTCTTCCATAGCCTTGTCGTGGATACGGAATGCGTACTGCATACTGAAGCTCATATCTACGGCAATCTTCTCCCAAGTTTGGAAGCAAAGATAACGCTTTTCCAGGAGGGTTTGCTGCTCGTGGTTCGGCACGGATTTGATGAGCGTTGAAATACGGCGTTTGAGCTCGACCAGTTCCTGGACATCACGGCCGAGTTCTTCTTGTAGGTCTACAATCTTGCAAACGGCATCTGCCATAAGAGAGGTGCTTGGAGAAGGGTTGTGCGGCATCCCGGTTAAAGTCGAGGTGCATTTGGTTGCAAGGTCGTTAAGGGAGTCGATTTGTTCGACTTTGCTGTTAATTCTCATATCGAGGTAACGAGCTTGTGAAAGGAATTCTTTAGCGGTCATATTCAGTACCTCCAACGTGATATTCACAGTGAGGCATTGAAAGCGTAGGTGCGTTGTGAAGCGTTGTGTTATGTGGTCTTTTGCTTGCGGTGATTTCGCTGATTTTTGGCGTTTCTTGCTCGTTGGCATTCTTCGTTATGGCAGTAAATCTGCCGTGAGCCTGTTTTCTCGAAGAATTGTCCGCAGTGTTTGCATATTCCATAGCCGAGAATAGTGCCTTCCACAATGTTGCGGACTTCATCTACAGATCTAACCACCATAGCCGTTCCTCCGGCAGCGAGTATCTTGCGAATAGTGGCATCCTGGAGAGCAGTGGTTTTGCCTGTATCGGTTTTCACTTCAAAAGCGTAAAATCCGCCATCGATACAAGCAATAATATCGGGAATACCGGCTGTGCCGTACATACCGCCGTGTTCCTTCCAAGAGAAACAGCGCGGTACGGTTTTTAAGTATTTAAGTATGGCTTTTACGATGTCGTTTTCTTTCATCTGTCAAGCAACCTCCTTATTTCGACTTGCTTTTTACACTATTGACAGATAAAAACGCATTTTCACGGAAATTTATCTTGAAAAAATATGCATATATTGGAATAGTGTGTTTTTTCAAAATAAATATAAATAGAAATAGGTTTTTTCGTGTCAAATGTGTCTGTAAATTTGGCAAAGGGCCCCTATTGGGAGCAATAAAGGCCCCTGTTGCCTTAAGAATAAGTGTCGGTGATTTTGACACCCTTGAGAATTCTGCGTTTACCCAAAGAATCAACGCCCCTTGTAACCTCGGTGAATGCAGTTGTAATCTGCTGAACAAACATTCTCTGCGAATACGGCTTAAGACCGCATTCTTCGCAGTAACCCTTGTAAGCATTGAAAATCTCGGTGCTGCCAACATAGGAATTGACGTCAAATTCGCAATATTCACGGACAAAGGAAAGCACGGAATCACTGTCTTCACGATACTGCTGAAGTTCAGCCTTATTTACCTCGGTTTCGGAGAACATAAACTGCTTTTTCATAAGACGCTTGAGTCCTTCGAGTGCAAAGAGGAAAATACCATCTGCCTCCATGCGGAATTTGTCAATAAGGTCCGGGTCGCGCTTTTCAGCGGGTACAGAATGATTAAAACGCATAATAATGAGTCTACGGTAAAAGCCTTCAGAACGGTCACCATAGTTTTTGGGGATGCTGTTGCAGGAGAACAAAAGTCTTGCACAAGACTGGAACGAAAAAGGGTTCTTGTTCTTCTTCTCAACGGTCAAATAGTCTTCACCGACCAGTGCCTTAAAGATACCGTTGTCGTCAATGTACTTCGTAGGCAGATCCGCAAAGATATTCGCCAGTTTGCCGAAGAGTTCAGCGGTCTTAAAGCGTTCATTCAAAGCCTGCCAAGATACATTGGACACATTTTGCTTACCGAGGAGAATATCATTGAGTACACGGAGCAATACAGATTTGCCCGCTCCGGCAACGCCTACAATAACAAAGCATTTCTGTGCGGAATTTACGGGGATAAGGAAATAGCCGAGCATCTCTTGAATGAGAGCCACTTGCTCCATATCACCGCCCATAGACTCCTTGAGAAACTTCTTGAAACGAGGACAATCTGCCTTCTTGTCATAGGTAACATTGAGCTGAACCGTTGAGTAGTATTCTGGGGTGTGCTCGATCAGTGTATCTTCGAGGACATTGTAAAGGCCGTTTTTGACATTGATGATATAGGGGTTGGGATTTAACTCACGGATATCCTTCTGTACACGAAGTTTCCACTGCTGCGTTGCATCCACAATCTGATTCATCTTCATTTCACGGGCAATCATCTTATCCTGAACCAGACGTTGTGCCTCCATTTCGGAGATTTCGCGGAATACGCCACCTTGATAGAGGAAGAACTGCTCGGCGGCATAAAAGACGTTCTCGGTAGAAGCCATATGCTCACCAAGTACACCAGGGAGAAACTTTAATCCCTGTGTGTTTACGGTGTACCAGGGCGGAAGTTCCATCATCACCGAGTTGGCACGGGACTTTGTTGCCTGGTACTCACGGCTATGTTCTTTGTAAATCTGCGAAAGCGGACGAAGGAAGGTGTTCTTAAATTTGAAGTGCTCCTTCAGCTCAAAGTTGATGACGGTTTCAGCAGTAACAACATCCTGGTTATACAGATAGGTTTCAATGAAGCTTTTAGCGGTCTGCATATCCTTCATAGTGTCACCGGTAACATCAAGTGAAGCTACAATTTTGCGAAGACCATCCACATTGAGAGGAAGGTAACTCATAGCGGCAGGTGCTTTGCAAGTGCATTCACCGTTTTCCATCTTGGGACATTTGAACCCTTTTTCTGCAATGGTCTTGCAGGTTATCGGTTTCGTGCCGCTATCGAGATAGTGATTGATTTTACGCTGTGTGTTTGCTTCACTGTAACCAGGATACGGAGCTGAAAACTCGTGAATCAGCTTGACACCACCCTCAAAGGGTGCAAGGTTCGTAATCATCGCATACCAGTCGTGCTCGGAGAGGGTTGCTGCGTTTTCGTTGCAATGCTTAATGAAATCACAACCGTGAAGCAGAAGTTCAAGACCTCTTTCAGTGCCAACCCTTGTCTCTACAGGCTGTTCTTCTGCGTGAGGCAAAACCTCAAGAAGCTGTTCCTGGGTATACTTGCGTTCAGGGTGATAAGAGAGGCACTCCACCATAATGGGGTCTTTCTTACAGTGATTAAAACCGGGCAAACGCATAACACGGCTCTCATTAACACACATAGGGTCACCGTGAAAATGAGACACGAGCTGTTTCTGTACAAAACGGAACTGCTCAACCTTTGCGTTACGCATCAGCCAATAAACGTGCAGAGATTTGCGGGTCTTAATGACCATAGAGGGAGGCAGCGGGAACTCATCGATTGCTTTCTGCTGTTCTTCAAAGGAAAGGTCGTCCATCTCAACGAACTGTGCGTTGATACGGCTGATGCTACTGTCCTCCTGGCCCCCGTAGTTAACCACGAAGAAAATGCCACGATTCTTCTCGTTATGTGATTTCAGGGTGCCTTCGATAGCGGAATATTTGCCCGCTTCCATTTCGAGCTTCGCACCGGAGAATACACCTTTCTTCTTATCATCGAACACACGGAAGCAGACCGTATCTTCGGGGTTGAACAAAGCAAGCAATACATCCTGGGCAGAGATATTCATTAGACCGCCTCCTCATCAAAGTGCTTTATGGGTTTACCGAGGCGCTTGGCTTCTTTGATTTCCTGCTCCATACCGGCAGAGAGGGTTTTGCCAAAGCACCAAACCTCATCGCACAAAGCAAGCAATGCCAAACCATACATTGTGCCGATTTCTCTTTCAACGGGATCGTTATCATCGACAATCTGCGGATAGAGCAAATGTGCTGCGATGGGCATCTTCTTTTTATCGATAGCAAAACGGCAATAGCGAATAGCCGCCTTGACATTATTCTCAACGTCCCCGGCATAACGAGATACGATATACACCTTGGGACGCTCCTTGAGTTCTGTCTGGCGCCGCCAAATTTCACGGCGCTCAAGACGATACTCTTTCATTACTTTGCCGATTGCTGCACCTGCAGTAGGGTCGGCATATCCTTCGCTGTTTCTATACATTACACATCCTCCAGTTCTTCCATCGTGCCGAAGGTCTCACCGGCGGAGGCTTCTGCGACAA